AATTATTAGGTTGAAGTATACGTATCATCTTCTCCGCAATATAGAACTCTTGAATAAAGCTAATCATAACCTTACCTAATAGAGTAAGAGCTTGCTCGATAGATGCTTGCTTAACCTTAATACGTCTCTGACCGAACTCATCTAACATCATTATCCCACGATAAGTATCTGGTGCTGATTGAGGACTACCCATCGTATTCTCAAAGAGACCCAATTCGTGATCGATGTCTTGCTTTGCCATTATCTCATTCTGGTATAATTCATTAGGCATTGGTAACGGAGCAACGGGAACGGGCTGACCTTCACTAAAGTCAACTTCAATTATCGCTCCGGGTTGAGCCCATTGTTCCTTTAGGGCTTCTACGTCGGTTCCTCTCGGAACCAGTACTTTCACATTAGTGGAAGTGGACGCATGTGCAACTATAAGAGATCTAATCTTGTTAATATATCTCTGCATATCTTTCACCAGCCTTACATCAGAAAGCGGGTATGGTGAACCGGTATGCATATTCATTAATGGGATTATAGGATACTCTTCGCAGTTGAGTAAGCGTCGATAAAGGGTCTTATCTCCTACAACGAACCCCATCTGAATTCGTTGCATCGGAACCTTTACCGCAGTAATTAATCCTTGCTCGGCAAGATCCATCATACGAACTTGCTGTATTTGCGGAGGTTGAGGGGGTTGCATCCCCTGCTCTGCAATAGCTTGTGCATATTCCGGATTCTGTTGAGCTACTTGGAGTAATTCCTGATATTGAGCTAGAGCTTTTTGATACTCTGCCATAAGTCGTTCTGCTACCTGACGAGCAAGAACTTCTTCGGTGGCTATATTGCCATTGATGATCCAGACAGGACGTTGGAGATATTCTTCGAATTTTTCGGGGGTAAGAGTATACTCTGCCCTACTCCAACTCTCGAATACTCTTACTAGTTCTACCCAGACTTTAGTATAGCGCTCATAGCCACGTATGTATTCGCCATCAAAGAGATCCGGATTCTCTACACCAGCGAATACAATGAGATTATCACTCGTGTTCCCAGTAATTATCATATCACTTCGGAAACTATTTCCACTTGCAGTATCGATAGCTTCAGTATAAGATGGGTATAATCGCTGAAGCTGACCTTTGGTATAGGTGCGGCTAATGATAATATCGGATGCATCACTACAGAATTCATCTTGCGCATTCGGATCAATATATACTTGCAATGGATCAATAGCCTTAAACTTTACTTCACCTCTTCCACCATCGGCGTAGGGATCGATATATACAAGCAGAACACCCATTCCCGTAACATAAAAATCATCTATAGCTTTTGAAAGTTGTCTATCACCTTGAGAAATGCTCCAGATATACTGGATGAGTCCATTCATTGCTCCAGCAGTCTGATTATCCGAATCTTCTGCTGCAGTTACTCGGAAAGTAGGATGATTCGATGTAAGTATTCCTTTTGCCAATTCTACTGCGGGATGAATACGATTTATTACTAGTGCTGCCTGAGAACGGGCTTCGAGTATCTTTTTATCTTCTTCGGACCACTGAGCACCATATCGGAACTCTCTATCTTCTGTAGCTTGCTGTGCCCAGATAACTCTATTTCCGGAACTAAATCTAGTAAATAATTCCTGTGTTTCTTCGGCATAGTAGCTATCGCTTGAAGTCATAACATTTTTATCTTTTTTCATATATCACATCTTCCTCGCTTACATATACTTCCGCAGAATCGCTATGAAATCCAATAGCCGAAGCTCCGGAATATATTGCTTCTTCCTCGTTATCTGGAAAAGCTTTATCTATTATAAAACGAATAAGTTCTGTGTTCTCCGTGGCTGGTATCCCATGCGCTCGTAGATTATCTACTATGATCCCAACTCTATTTGACCAGAGAATACACTTCACGATACCCTCGGTATCGATCTCTTCGTTCTTTACCTCTTCGTCGTTTTTCTTAAGTTCTTCGTCTTTTTTAGTCTTTTTTGTCGTCATACTGCCATCCAACTTAGTCTCTCTTTCTTTACAATTTCCTTATCCGGACTGGTTTGTAATCTCTTCTTTGGAGGACGGTAACCATAATTTGAAGCCATCCAAATACTGTCAAGTATATCATCATGTTTTCCTCGAGGAAACGCAAGAAATTCTCGTTCTGCTTCGAGATCGTTAGGTCGGAATATCAGTTTCCCTTGAGCCATTAGCGGCACTAATCCGATTAATCTCTGAGACTTATTCGTTCTATGTGTAATCTTCTTTTCAATTCCGGGAATATATATACCCTCTTCCAGCATCATCTGTCTCGTAGTCATACGACAACTTTCCTGATAAGCCTGAGATTCGATGTAGACACCACGATGATGCCACTTCTTAAATAGATCAATAATCATTTTCGGATGTTCTGCAGGATTACACTTTACTCGAACCATATCAACGATGAACTGATAGCCATCGGCATCAATACCAATAGTAGTCATTACGGTATAATCACTATGTGCAGAAATAGCAGAAGCAAGATCAATACCAAGAAATAGATATACTAATCGCTTCTCACCGTTATAATTCACATACCACTCACCGTTTATCTCTTCAATCTTGCCATCGTAGGTATGAATATACTCTGGTCGAAATGGTGCATCATCTGGAGATTGAGGCTGATTCATATACTCTTGAAAGAATCCAGAGGTATTGCCCATATGTTCGAAACCTTGACGAATCTCTTCTATCTTCTCCATAGGATACATCTCTTCCCAGATACTATTACCATTCTCATCGATAATAGATTTCCAGATTACTTTCCAATCCGGAGCGTCTTTTACCCACTGAAGAAAACAATCTTCGGAGATTATAGTACCAATAGCGATTATTCTACCGTCTTGCTGAGAAAGAGATGGTATAACTGCTTCCGTAATCCATTTCCGATTAAATGCACGAGCTTCTGCGGTATTAGCATTCATTTCGGATTCGAAGTCATCAAGAACGATTATATTAGATCGGGTATCATCTTTTATTAGACCACGCACTTTCTGACCGGTACCAAGAGCAAGAACTCTTGCTCCATTGGCAAGAATAATATCGTCTTCTCTCCAACGTTCTGCAGTATCTGAACCAAGATTTCCAAAGTATCTTTTGATTTTTTTATTATGATCTAGAGTATTTTTAATACGAGTAAGATAGTTTATAGATTGGCTTCTAGACTCTGAAATAAGAACAGCGAATAAGTCTCTATCTGGTGGCTTATTCAATATCTCCCAGAGAATATAGATGAACGAAGCGATAGTACTCTTCGCCATACCTCTCGGAAGTGCAATAGCCAACTTCTTCGCTTCTTTATCCTGAAGAAGATCATAGATCTCGAAATGAACTTCCGGCATAGTAAGTGGTACCGACTTCGGAAGACAAGTAAGTGCAAACGCTGGAATAGAGATGCGCATAGCCATCTTCACTATCTCCCGGTCGGAAGCTTCCGGGAACTCATTTCTTAGTTCTTTTAGGATCTCCTCAATAGAATACATTACTTATTCGCATTCAGTGCAAATACAGCTCTTCGGATAGTCCCAGTATCGTATTTGGACTTATTCGCCAATACGTGTCTTGCATAAGCAAGAACATCACTAAATCCAGCAGAATGTGCTTGCTGAGTAAAAGCACCTTCGGTACCCTTCTCGGCAATTCTCTTCGCTGCTTTTGCGATCCAATTTGATTTCTTTGCCATATTAATTCTCCTTATATAGCTCTTGGAATACGATTAGCCTTCCTACCATCAAAGTAATAATACTCACCAGTATTTTTATCTACAAAGAAATATGGCTCTCCAGTATTCATGGAGACTGGAGGAGCTGGTGTATAAACCTTCGTAGAAACCGCTGGAGCAACTTGATTTCCAGTATAACTAGGTGTCCGATTAGCTGTTATCCTATTCAAAAGATCGGCATTATTGACAGTATATGTGTTTTCTATGTTCTGAAGCTTTCTTTGCAAATTATTTTCCATGTATTTGTCCAATAGGTAATAAATGGGGGAATAAAGTCGATCTATAAACGATCTAAATGGATCGGTCCACGTTGACTGGGTTCTTGGTGTTTTGGATGTTTTTGGTTGTTTTACTTTCTTAGAAGACGTTGGAATATAAACTTTTGTAGAAACTGCTTCTGCTGATTCATAAGAACTTGGAGTAGAACCGAATAAGTCTTCTCCAGTAATCTTAGAAACGGTTTTAAAAACACTCTTCTTCGCTTTTACCTGTTTTCCGGGAAGTTCTTTAGATTTTTTACTAATAACAACTGGACTAGAAGATGGCACTTCTCGAATCTTTTTCCTTGTTTCTGGCGGTAATTCTATCCTTGGTTCAGCTTCCGGATGTCGTTGAAGATAATTTCTACGATTTACAAGAGCATTAAATGCCTCCGGACCAGCATCGTAAGTATAAGCGGCACCTTCGTAAGTGCCTCCACCAGCTTCATACATACGATTTATAAGGTCCTGAATTTGCTGTTTAGTAGCGTATCTTAAGTAATCTTGAGTGGTATTTGTCATTAGTTCTCCTTTTTTTGCTGAGAAAGCTTAAGACGATTGGAAACCTTCTCCAATTTCGCTAAGTCTTCACTTTCGGACTCCAATTCGAAGGTCCGAGTATCAATCTGACGATCTTTGTCTTTCATACCGTACATATC